AAGTATTGATACCTTTTGATCTTTAGTTTTTGCTTTGTGTACTCTGTCAAGTACCTCAGAAAATAGAGGTGTATAAGTTTGTTCTGGCATATTAAAATTCTCCAATTGTTTCAGTAAGATTTTTCAATCTTGATTTTATAAAATAATTTAGTAGTTTGCTTCTGTCACCGAATGGAGCTCCATGAAATTCTGTTAAGATTTCACCTTCAAGTTCATTTGGTATTTTACTCAAATCAATGAGCTTTTCATTTCTTTGGTAATTTCTTTTGACTTCATCCTGTAAATCGTTAATGTCTATATCCAACCAAGTCTCAATCTTTTTCTTTCCTAAAGGTCTTTGTCTTAATCCATCCGTAAATGTATTGTCAGGTGATAGGACATTAGGTACTCCATCACTAGTATCGCCTTTAAGTATATGTTCTTTTATATAGGTTTCTGGAACATGACCATCTACATACTTTTTAAGAATAGGACTATATTGTTTTACGTTAACATATTTTTGTAGTTGGATAAAATCTTTATCACCAGACACAATGATAATATTCTCATTTTTGCTACGATCTTTTTCTGTTTGAGTAAACTTACACAATGTAGCTATTATGTCATCAGCTTCTGCTCCATAAACCTCTAGAAATTTATACGGAAGATTTTCTTTAATCTCTGCTTTAATCTTGTTTAGAGTTTCAAAGATAGCATTCCAATCTTTACTGTCTGCATCTCTGCTCTTTTTACGATTTGATTTGTATTGAGGAAAGAAATCTCTTCTCCAATAATGTTTAGAATCATAAGTAAGAATTACCTCACCGTATTTTTCGTTAAACATTGTCCTATACATACGAACCGAATTGAGTATCATGTGTCTTACCATACTCTCATCAGGTTCTTTTGCTTTTGTCATATTCAAATGCATCATTAGACTAGCTAATGAGATTTGGTTCATATCAATTATTATCACGCTGGTTCATCTCCTGAATCATCTTTTTCATTATATGTTGTTTGAATTACTTTACCCAACATCTCATAGTCAAACTTTGCATAAGTTTGAAGTGGATTTTCAGTTTCCACTTTCATCATAGAATCAATAAGTTGATGTATCGGGTGTTGGTAATTTAATGATCTATACATAATAGATTTTATTACTTCGTTTAAAAATCCAATTTCAGCTATAAAGTCTCCATCCTTTATATCTACACCATTTTCTGCAAGATTATGTATTGCAGGAATCATAATACTTTCAGAAACATCATCTATAAAAACCATATCTTCAGTAACTCTATCAGTTTCATTTGGGTCTATAATTTTTGCTCTAGACCACGGGCCCTTAACAACATTACTTACCCCGCTGGATGTATCGTCTTCCACATTACCCTCTTTTCTGCATACTCGCCATAAAATTCGTCACACCAATCTCCATGTTTCAAGTAGTGCTGCATATTTCTGACATAACCCATACTTTCAGCTAGTTTTGAGTGTGAACCTTTTACGTCCCTACGAACTTCTGATCTATATGTTGAGGCCAAAGATTTTTGTGTTTTAATCCATGTCTTTATTTTTTTTGCTGATAGTGGATGTTCATTTCCCCTATCAAGAACAGACTGGCATATAGATTCATTTTTAGCAGGTGCTCGAGCAGCACGAGCATTTTCAAGTCTTTCTGCTGCAGCGATACGTTGCTCTTCAGTCATAGGTTTACGTTTTTTACGAACCTTTGGTGCAACCCAACTATTATTCTCAGTACTAGCTACAATCTTTTTTCTAGCCATTTTACTATCCTTCTATAGTTTCGTTTTCATTAATCTTTTTCAACCACCTACGTCTACCTGCAGCTTTAGCAAGCCTACGTTTTTCACTTTTTGCGGTATAGTGGGTACTTTCGCGCATTTCATTAAACACACCTTCAGTCTGCATACGTTTCTTCAACACACGCAAAGCACCATTAATATCGTTATTACGAACATCAACAGTCATACCAGATTTTTCTCTATCCTTTTTCACTCTCTTTAAGTCCTTCCAAAAATTCTATCATCATGTCTATCAAATCAGACGTAATGATAAAATCTTTTATTGCTGTGATTACACCAAAGTGGTATAACATAATTCCAAAGGTAATCCATAATATAGTCTTAATCATCTAATTTAATTAATTCCAATTCACCGTTTTTATCTAATTTAGTTTTTATATATCCACCACTTTTAAGAGTTTCTAAAAGTTTATCAGCAATCATATCTACATTGGTCTGAGCTTTACCCCAAAAATAAGTTACTACACAAGCAGCTGTTGTAATCCAAAATGCAATTGTTACTTCAATCATTAGGTTTATCTCCATTATTACTATACTTTAACATACTTTATTAGTAATGTCAAGGGCTCTTTTTACTAATATTTAGATTATTTAGGAAAAATTCCATATATAGTTCTTCATTTAGAATAGAATAGTTATTACAATTTCCTGTAGTTTTTATATGCGTACATACTTTTTTTGGAGAATATTTCTTCACCATAGTTTCCCACCAACCAATAGGTTCTACTGTGCAGTGTGCATTATCACCGTTAGGAAGAATGGCATTGGCTGTAGCAGTTGCGATACCAAGAAATACAAACTTATTCGCCTTAGAGAATATCTTATTAAAAGTTTCTGGAATTTGTTCTTTAGGAATATGTTCCATCACATCAAATGAAATGACACCATCAAAAGTACCTTCTGGTAAAGTATCGTATTCTGGAATTGCTGGATCATACAGTGATGGTAGTATCCCACCCCAATGTTTATGATGATTATGATCTAAATAACCTTCTGCTTTACCACACCCAAAGTCTAGTATACTTTCAGCTTTCCAATCATGTACTAAATCTACTATATGTTGTAAATAAAATTTTAATCCATCACCGTTACCATAATCATTATGTTCTTTGTGATATTGTTTGTACTGCTCAATCCACTCGTTCATGTAACCCCACAAAATACTCTGCATCAACAACCACCAAAGGTTTCTGATTATTACGTTTAATAAATACAACTGGTTCATATTTACCAGAGTTAGATTCTGCTTGTTCGTATGACTTCCATACGTTCAATGTCTCCTGATTCTTACATTCAATAGAATATGGAAACTTTTCTCTAGCAGCACGAGCCATGATGAGGTCTTCTCCACCAGCGCCCATACTTCTAGATTCTACATCTTCTGGATGTACTTCAAGTTTCTCAATCAGTTGGTCACGAACCCATTGCTGGAATCTGCGACCTTTAGCCTTTGCACTTTGAGTTTTCATTTTAATACCTTATCCACAAGTTTCTTACCAATATACAGCACCGCAACAATTCCAATAAGTATTGCTGCTTCAAAATATAAGTTACCTGTACTACTATCCACTTCAATTGAACCAACTGGTTTTAATTCGATTGCAAGTCTTTCTGATTCAAGTGGTTCACGGTTTTCAAATAAATCACTCAATTTTATTATTTTCTATTTCTATATACAAACAAGCAATGTCCATACCGTTATGAGTAATCATAACCTTTGCTTGTTCTCTTGTTTTATTACAAGCACTTTGAGTTTCATAAACTCCCAACTGAAAATGATCCATAGGTTTACCAGATATTAGTTGTACCCAAACGAGAACCCAAAACATTACAATTGGTGACCATCAACAGGGTTGTCTGGCCATTCTTCAACTGCACAATTGCAATTCTCGCAACTACAGTTTTCATTATTACAGTTTCCTTCACAATGACATTCGTGGCCGCATTCTTGACATTCATTCATCATAGTCATCTCCGTAATCTTCGAGCTCATCTTCTAGCTCTTCGTTGAGATCATCACCACAAAACGGGCAATGAGCTACTTTATATAGTCGGGTTTCCAGATGGTGTTTTATAGCAAACTCGGCGTCACATGACTCACATACAACTAACTTCATACTATTTCACAAGCACCAGCAACGCAAGCTAATTCTTGTGCACCAATTGTCATATCTTGAGATTCATATTCAGAGAGTTTTGCCCAATCTACTTCTTTTGGCATTTGTTTTAGTAACAACTCATAACCTTCCTTATCTGTATCTTGGTAAGGTGCTTGTTGATATGTGTGTTCACTAAATGGTAAAAATGATACACCAGACATCCAATCAAAGTTTTTGTATACCCATGCACCAACATCCATCCACTCATCTTCTTTTACTGTAATAGTAACAGATGGTTTATGCTCACACCAATGTTTCTGATAAGTCAACCACAATTCCAGTTGTTCGATAGCATTCATATCTGTTCTAAATACAGCACCTTTGTCAACCTTCATAGGGAAAGAGAACACAGCTGTGTTTGTGGGGTTCATTACATCATCTTCTACAGGAAATCCCATGTCCGTCATCATCATTGTCAATGGGTCTTTCTTATCACCACGAACAGTGCGAACATAGTAAGGATTGTGTCTTGCGTGTATTCCTGATGCTGCATCAACTAGTTGCGATACAGTTCCAGACGGCTTAACGCAAGTTATGGCAACAGACTGTGGTATACCTAGTTTCTTTGACCATTCTTTGTTTACCTTCACTGCTTGAGCTTTCAAATCTTCCAATAAAATTTCAAGTCCTTTTGTCTTACCATTTGTAAGAGAGTTATCCATAATACCTGTTAGTGAAACACCAAGAAGTCTTTCCTCTGAACAATTCTTTTTCCATGCTGCTGATACATACTTAAAATTAGTAAGAGTAGATTGAAAACTACCCAGAATCGTTGCAAGACGAACCTTTTCCAAAAGAGACTCCTTTGTGTCTTCTGGTCTTACTACAACTTCGCTCAAATTGCAAAATTCTCTATCACGCAAAATTATCTCGCTGCATGGATTCGTACCAAACTCATGTCCCTCAGTAACCCTACGACCACTTACTTCAGCCATACGATTTGCACTTGCACGATTAAAGATACCTCTTTCACCAGACTTTGAATTGTAGAGTGCAGTCCACTCATCCATGAATATACCAATATCTGGTTTTTCTGTATATGCTGCTGAGTTGTTTGCAAGAGCTCTTTGTGGATTCTGTTCCCACCACTGACCTGACTTAGCATGACGCATACGATCATCAGATAGATTAGAAAGACTGATAAGAGCAGACCTACGAACACCACCTACGACCACTACTTCTGCAATCTTACATACAATGTCGTGACATTCTAATGAAGTCAATTTACGACCTGCAGAATTTTTAAGAATATTGGTTGTGAAGTTGAAAAGGTTTTCAAGTGGCGCTGGGCCAGATGCACGACCACCAAATGTTTTAAGTGGAGCTCCAGAAGGACGTATTTTTGATAAGTCCCACTTAGGAATTTGACCAATGTACAACATACCCATCAGTTCTTTAAATGCTTTTGCCCAGCCCATCTTACTATCCGCAACTGTAATGACAGTATCAGATGGATGAAACTCTTCAGCTACAGTTGGAAGTTCAGCTACAAACTGTCGTTCTACAGAGAAACCAACACCAGTACCATTCATAAGAACATATAGAATTTCGTCAAACGCTTGAATACGACTTACAGCAACATATGAGCAGTTGTACCCAGCTATGTTTTCTCGCTTTAATGCCTCTCCAGCAGTCATAAGACACCTCATGGACGGCATAACGCGTTGACCTAGTACTGCGACCTCAAGTTCGTTTCTAGTTTTATCAGTGATATCATATTCACACATTTCCTTTACATGCTCAGTAAAAAAATCAAAATATCTTGTTACAGTCTCATTCCATGTTTCTCTGCGTCCCTCAGCAGGTAACCATCGTGAGTATCTAGAAAGGTGAATAAATTCTTGGTATGAGGTTGGTAAGTAGTTACTAGGCATTGCGTCTTCTCCATGTTGCAAACCTTATCATAGCCA